AAGCAAAAGACAGGATAGCATGTGTCGAGAATATAGTGACTTTATGTTGGAAACATCATCACGGGAGCGAAGGGCCCCATGAGTCTGCCCGCTGGCGTGAATATTGGAAGCAGTGGCAAATTAAGACGTATCCCTACTACATGTCAAAGATTGAACAGAACGAAATGGAGCGGTTGAGACTGAAACGCTTTGCTGATGCCAAAGTAAAGCAAAGGCTTGATGAACTAGAAGAAAAGTGGCTGAAGTGGAAAGAATGCAGAATCAAGGTCTGATTAAAGGGTGGATAAGGATTAGAATGGATAGGAGGCGAAGTATTGATGGCAAGGAAAAAACCTGCCCCGAAGCACGAAGCGCCAAAACTATACGACTATAGAACAGCTGCAGACCCTAAAGCATGGGCAGACGAGATACCCGTGTTCTGTGCACACGATGCCATTATTATGACATCGGATCTCAAACCGAATCCAAAGAACCCTAACCAGCACCCGCTTGAACAAGTGAAGCTCCTCGGGGCAATCATCCGAGCACAAGGATGGCGCGGACCAATCACCATTAGCAATCGTAGTGGACTGATTGTTCGAGGACACGGCAGGCTCATGGCAGCGCAGCTAGAAGAGCTGATTGAAGTACCAGTTGACTATCAGAATTATTCAAGTGATGCCGAGGAAATGGCCGACCTAGTGGCCGACAACAGAATTGCGGAACTAAGCGATGCAGATGCCAAGATGCTGGCCGAAGTATTCGCTGACATCAACACTGGAGAGATACCATTCACGTTGTCTGGATACTCTGAAGAGGAATACAGCGATATCGTGAACGCCCTCGCTGAAGCGTTGCAGGATCAAACTAAGGACCCGGAAACAGCCACCGAGCCAGATAAACCTATAACCAAGAACGGAGATCTTTGGATTCTCGGTAAACACCGTGTAATATGTGGAGACTGCTCCATTCCAGAAGATCGGGACCGGCTATTTGATGGTGCTGAGTCAAAAATACTGCCCGAGCTGATTGAGAAATTGCTAGTGGGTGGAGCGGGTACCACACTGGTGTCCTATGATTCAGTGAAAGAGGTAGCATACATCATGGAACTGACGCCAGAATCCACTGACATCATTGTTAAACGTTTCATACGGGCCATAGGTGACGAAGAAATCCGATGTATTAGGAAGGGAAAAGAGCTACCCTTTGAAGCCATACAAGGAATGTTTGGGACTGGCGTCGAGGGAGGAGAACGGCAAGATGAATAAATCAAAGAGCTTAACACAAACACTGACTCCAGAGATTGACAAAATAATAGAGCGAGCAGTACAGAAAAGTATCGTGGCTATAGAAAAAAAGGACGATGAAAAGGACGCAAGAACCTTCGATTATTACAAGGCAACAGAAAAAATATTATACAATTACCCTAAGCTTATTGATATAGTTGCCGATGAATATGCTTACATGGAAGGCATATTCAAGCAAAGAAGTAAAAGCATCACGCGTTTTTCTCCGAATGCTGGCTATACAGATCCAAGTGAGGAGAAAGGGAAAGAACGCCAAAAGTCGTACAACAGAACAAAGGCACAGCTTGAGAGCATAGATAGGATCCTAAACCAATTTAGGACTGACTCGCGTTTTAAGATTATTGAGATGTATTACTTCAATCGAGATGCGAATGGAGAACGAAGGAACGATGACTCTAAGCAGTTGTCATTTGAGCAGATAGCGGAACAAATCATTAAAGAAGACGGGAATCATCCTGAGGTAAAGACGGTCAGGAGGTGGAGATCTCAAATTGTTGGCGATATATCGGTCGCCCTTTTCGGGATATCCGCAGCCTTGTCTAATAGCTTGACAAGAAGAAAACCGCAAGGGAAAATGTCCGAATGATGTCCTTTTCATGACCTCGACTATACCTTTATGATCTGTTATATTTATTACAATGTATTTGATCTTATATAGGGGGGAGATTGAGATGTAGCAGACCATATTAGTTTAATATTTAGACAAACCCAACAAGCCCGGACAAAGAGCCAGGGCTTTTTTTAATGCCCTTAATGAAGAAAAGGTACTTCCGGCAAAGATTCTTGACTGCGGGGCTAAATGACCCCGATAAACGTGTAGACTCAGAAAATTTTTTTTAGGGCGTTTCGTTTCGCCAAATGTCCGGGAGGAGGGATACGATGCCGGACAACAAACCAAACCCCAAGCTGGTCGGCAGCGACATCCTCGCCCCGCTTTTTGGAGTGACGACGCGTAGGATTCAGCAGCTCACCAAGGATGGAGTCATCGTCTCGACAAAGATAAAAGGTGCCAATCGCTACGACCTTATGACGACGATACAGCGGTACATTAAGTACCTGGGCGATAAGGCCAATAATCGAGGGACCAAGAGCGGTGAAGTTATTGACATCGAAGTCCGCAAAATAAAGGCTGAGGCTAACCTAAAGGAAAGCAAAGCAGGCATGGCAGCGCTGGAGCTGAATGAGCTCGAGGGTAAAATGCACCGCAGCGAGGACGTTGAGTCAATGACGACAGATCTTGTTTTTGCGGTCAGAGGCATGATCATGGCTTTGCCTGGGCGGCTTGCAATAGATATGGCTAACACAACAACTGCAGCCGAAGCATCGAGTCGTATCAAACAGGAATGTCACGGCATCCTCAATGACCTTTCTAATTATCGCTACGATCCCGAGGAATACAAACGGCGGGTAAGGGATCGTCAAGGTTGGCGAGGGTTGGAGGAAGATGGCCCGGAAGAATAAGCCGGAAATCGAGAGGCTGAACACAGCCGTTTCGGGTGCGCTTAAAAACTTTAAGCCGCCCGAGGACCTCACCGTGGCAGAATGGGCCGACAGGAGCCGCCGCCTCTCCCCCGAAAACTCGGCAGAGGCTGGGCCGTGGAGAACCTCAAGAACCCCTTATCTGAAAGCGCCAATGGAGGCGTTCTCTGACCCACATATCCACAAGATTGTAATGGTGGCCGCTTCACAAGTCGGAAAGTCCGAACTCGAACTTAACATAATAGGGTACATCATTGATCAAGATCCCGGCTCGATCCTGTTCGTCCAGCCAACGCTCGAGGATGCCAGGAAGTTCAGTCGGTTACGTATTGCTCCAATGATCAGGGATAGTAAGCCACTAAAAGCCAAGGTCGCTGATGTCAAAACGCGCGACAGTGGCAACACGATATTACAGAAATCATTCCCCGGTGGTATGCTCACAATTGCGGGTTCGAACAGCGCATCGGCTCTCGCATCCACTCCGGCCCGATATATACTCGGCGACGAACGTGACAGATGGGCATTGAGTGCTGGAACCGAGGGAGACCCGTGGTCTCTTGCCGAGGCAAGGCAGGCAACGTTCTATAACGCGAAGGCGATTGAGGTATCGACGCCGACTATCAAGGGAAGCAGCAACATTGAGACGTCATTCTACCAGGGTACCCAAGAACGATGGTGTCACCAATGCCCTGAATGTGGGGATTGGCATAGTATTGTATTCGATCAGGTGAAATATGACCATCAGGTCGTTAAGGTAAAGAGTAAAAAGACCTTCTATGTGACAATAACGGGGTGGGCCTGTCCCTCGTGCGGCTGCTTATCAACCGAAAGGGTCATGCGCAAGCAACCAACTAAGTGGATTGCAGACAACCCGGAGGCCTACATTAATGGAGTTCGGTCATTCTGGCTCAATGCCTTCTCTTCACCTTGGATGCCGTGGAGCAAAATTGCCCGCAAGTTCCTTGAAGCTCAACGCGATCCGGAGCGTTTAAAGGTAGTATTTAACACTTTGCTTGGAGAACTATGGGAAGATCGCGGAGACCTCGAAGATGAAGATTCGATGCTTTCCCGTCGTGAGGAATACCCAGCCGAATTACCTGACGGTGTACTTGTACTCACCTGTGGCGTTGATACTCAAGACAATCGCTTGGAGTACGAGGTTATTGGCCATGGCCAATATGGTGAGACGTGGGGCATTAAGAAAGGTTATATCATGGGAAAGCCAGACACTCCAGAAGTATGGGAAAGGCTGGATGATGTCATTGACCGCGTCTACAAATTCAAGAATGGACGCGGTCTTAAACTATCGATCACCTGTGTTGACTCCGGAGGTCATTATACTCAGGAAGTTTACAAAGCTTGTCGCAATAGACAAAGTAAACGTGTTTTTGCTATTAAAGGTAAAGGTGGCGACGGTGTTCCTTTCGTCAGGCCACCATCCAAGATCCCAATTAAAGACAATAAGAAGATCACTTGTTGGCTCTATACATTGGGTGTAGATGCCGGAAAGTCATCAATTATGAGTGCTCTTAAGGTGCAGGAGGCAGGAGCGAAATTTTGTCATTTCCCTCGAGGAGAGGATCGTGGCTATGATATCAATTACTTCAATGGGCTGCTCTCGGAGAAGCTCGTCCTGAAGAAAAGTAAAACTGGAAATAGTTGGGCGTGGGAAAAGCTTCCTGGGCATACAAGAAACGAAGCTCTCGACTGCCGCAACTATGCGCTCGCCGGTCTGAAAATAATCGATCCAGATATGGACGCTGTGGAGCGGAGGATTAAAGGGGTACCGGAAACACCCAAACAGAAACCAGTACAGCAACCAAGGAAGCGTCGACAGCGTGATTCTGATGACTGGTGAAAGCCAAGGAGGTGACGATAATGCGAACCAAAGAGGTCATCACTGCTGATCTTGTAGATGCAAAGGAGAGGAACACCCTTTACCGAAACCGCGAAAAAGAAATGCTCAGCGGTGGAGTCCAAAGTTACGGCATCGGTCCCCGTAATCTGGCCAGATACAATACCGATCTTAGTGTGATCAGAACAGCTATCAAGGAACTCAAGCAAGAGATCACAGAGTTGGAATCAGAACTTATCGGTGGCAAACCGCGTCGAGCAGTCGGAGTCGTGCTCCGCGACTGGTAAAGGAGGTGAGATCGATCAACAGGGACCAAAAACCAAACGCAAGAGTACCAACACGTCCGGAAAATAAAGGATACGGAGAGGCTGGAGCGAGCTGGAAAAAGAAAGCAACTAAAGGTTTCAATGCACAAAGTGGTAGCGCTCGGGAGGACATTGATTATAACAACTTTACGCTTCGCCAGCGGGCCAGGATGCTTTATATGGCCGCCCCAGTGGCAACCTCTGCAATCAAAACCAATCGCACCAATGTCATAGGTGTCGGACTTCAGCTGAAAAGTCGTATAAATCGTGACGCGCTGGGAATGACGCCTGAAGCAACTGAAGTATGGCAAAAAAACGTCGAAGCCGAGTTTGCTTTATGGGCTGATAGTAAACGAGCTTGCGATGCCACCGGCGTCAATGACTTTTATGCCATTCAGCAGCTCGCGTTTGTATCCTGGCTTTTAAGCGGAGACTCCTTCGTCGTATTCAAGCAATATGAAGCCACGCAACTTATGCCGTATAACTTGCGACTACACGTCATCGAAGCTGATCGAGTAAGTACGCCAGGGGGCTACATGTTGTCCATCATGACAGACGGAAAGGCTGAAAATGGCAACAGCATCTATGACGGTGTCGAGGTCGACACTAATGGCGCGATCGTCGCGTATCACATTCGCAACACCTATCCGTTTCAAACCTGGTCCAGAAAAACAGAGTGGCAGCGTGTGGAGGCATACGGGAATCTCACCGGATTGCCAAACATCCTGCAGATTATGGATACGGAACGCCCTGATCAATATCGTGGCGTTAGTTATTTAGCACAGGTCATTGAACCCTTGCTTCAACTCCGGAGGTATACAGAAAGTGAGCTCACTGCAGCTGTGGTCGAGAGCTTCTTTACTGCGTTCATTAAGACAGAAGCATCAACTGGTGATAACCCATTCAATGAAGTGGGAAATTCGGAAGTCTCGGATGATCCGAATGAATATGAAATGGGGCCTGGTCAGATAAACATCATGAAGCCAGGTGAGGAAGTAACCTTTGCAGATCCAAAGCGACCGAGCGGTGGATTTGACATATTTATTCGCTCAATATGTGAACAAATTGGTGCAGCCCTTGAAGTACCGGCCGATCTGCTTCTCAAGGCGTTTAATGCTAGCTACTCGGCGAGCCGTGCTGCGTTGCTGGAGGCGTGGAAAGCTTTCAAAATGCGGCGTGTTTGGTTCACTAATGACTTCTGTCGTCCTATCTACGAGGTATGGATGGCTGAAGCTGTTGCCCGTGGTCGGATACTAGCACCGGGTTTTTTTACTAACCCCACCATGCGCAAGGCATACCTCGGTAGCGAATGGATAGGGCCAAGCCAGGGGCAACTCGACCCAGTCAAAGAAATATCGGCTGAGATTCTCGCAGTCAGCGAGGGCTTTACTACTCACGAACAATCGACCATCAGGCTCAACGGTGGCCAATGGGAGACAAACGTCGAGCAACTCGCACGCGAAAACACTAAGCTTGCAGAGGCAAATGGTGTAAACGAAGGCGGAGGAACACAGCTCGCCAATACCATCAAAGCCGTAATACTTGAAGCATTGAAGGAAGGAGACGACAATGGGAAAAAGAAAAGAACCCAGACTGGTTAATGGGTCAGTACCAGGATCTCATGCCAAAGCAACGAAGTTCTGGAACATCGCATCCGTATCGGATGACGAGGGAGAAATTACCCTATACGGTGAAGTGGTAAGTAGCCAACCAATAGATTTTTGGACTGGCGAAGCACTCCCTGGTCTCTATATCTCCCCTGAGGGCTTCCTCGACGATCTAGAGGCAGTCAAGGGCAAAAGTAAGATCACAGTCAAACTCAATAGCGTGGGTGGGGATCTTTACACCGGTATCGCGATTCACAACGCGATCAAGGGTCTTGCAGGATCAAAGACAGTCATAGTCGAAGGCATTGCGGCCAGCGCAGCGAGTGTCATTATGTGTAGTGGTGACGAAGTTGTAACATACCCCGGTAGTCTCGTGATGATTCATGGAGTAAGTGCCCTATTCTATAATTACTACAACATCACGGATCTTAAGCAAGTAATCAAGGGTTTCGACGCAGCTGAAAGGGCAATTGCCGAAATCTATTCCGCAAAAACTGGACTTGATGTCGAAACCCTTCGTTCCATGATGACAAAAGAGACATGGATGACGGGCAAAGAGGCTGTCGACAAGGGTTTCGCCAATAAACTACTTGAAGGCTCTGATCCGCAAATGATCATGAGCACTGACAAGAGCGTACTACTTGTGAATGGTATCAAGCACAGCATAAAAGGTTTACACAATATACCTAAAGGCATCCCAGTTAATAGCGTTCTACCTGCAGCGCCAAAAGGCCTGGTGGATGGAATAGAAAAACCTAATGGAGGAGGCAAAAAAACGATGGACATGGAAGAACTCAAAAAACAGCACCCTGAGCTAGTAGCTCAGATAGAAGCGGCAAGCAAAGGAACCATAAGCGCCGAGGCTATTGCAGCAGAGAGAGCCCGTATCAAGGACATTGAAAGTATTGAGTCCGCAGTGGGCGATCCTCAACTTGTAGCTGAAGCAAAGTATGGAGATGCCCCATGTACAGCCGCCGAGTTATCTTTGAAAGCTCTGCAAAAACAGGCTCAGCTTGGCAAGCAACACCTCGACAATAGTGCTAATGACTTCAATGCCTCCGGAGCCAAGGGCATCGGTGCTGCACCAAACGCAGGGAACCAAGATGACGAACCTGACGAGGCTCAGCAAGTGAACGCGATTGTGGATGTATACAACAAAATGAAGAACGGAGGTAAGAAATAATGGGCAGACTTGACGAAAACATTGGAAGCGTTGGCTTTGATAACTTGATTAATCAAAATGGTCCCGCAGCAATGGGCGGTCATATTAAACTCGCTGCTAATCAAGGTAAAATCCTCCGTGGGTCTGTCATCGCTATGACAGCGGCAGGCGGAGACGGCATTTTGCTCGGCTCTGATAAGACCGTGGCAGCCACTCTTGCAGTGGAGACGTTGGTCTCAACTTATGCAAACGCGAATCTTGTCACAAGCACCTTAAAGGTATACGCTGCCGGTAGCGCAACCCCAGCAACAATAACAACTGACTACACGATAGGATATGCCAACGGCACTTTGACCATTACGTTGGAGGCAGCTGGTGGACTCAAAGACGAGACCAGCATCGATATCGAGTGTGACATCACTGTAGCAGCTATGGCAAAGGCCAAGTACATCCTCGCAGAAGATGCTGACACAGGAACGAGCACCGCAGTCGTGGCCACAGCTTATAAAACAGGGTATTTCAATGGTAACCAGTTGATCATTGCGACCGGCTATACAATGACGGCAGCCAACGAAGAAGAACTGAGAGCTCTCGGTATTTTCCTCGCTGACGCGTACGAGATATAAGGAGGAATGAAACATGGCTTTTGATATTTACAGCACCCATTCCCTACTCATGGCAATAGAACAAATCACACCTCTCCATACTTTTTTGCGTGATAGATATTTCCCTACGAATGACGCGACCGACATCTTTTCGACGGACGACGTGCTAGTTGAGTACAAAGATGGTAGCAAGAAGCTTGCTCCGTTCGTATCGCCAATTAAGGGGGGCGTAACCATTACCCGCGAAGGGTACAGTACGGAGAGATACACCCCTCCATTCATCGCTCCTCGCAGAGTACTAACGATCGATGACCTCAAGAAGAAAGGATTCGGAGAAGCCCTATTCAACAAACTCACGCCACAACAGCGTGAAAGCATGATGCTCTTGAAAGATTCCGACGAAATGGGTGAAATGATCTCTAGACGTGAGGAACTTATGGCTGCGGAGACTATGCTCGATAACGCCTGTGTCATGAAGCACTACGCTGATGACCTGACATTGTACGAAGAGAAGGAAATCCGCTTTTATAGTGAAGCCCTTAACCCAGCAATCTATACTCCAGATACTGATTGGGATGCCGCTGGCGCCAAAATCATTGCGGACATTGCGGCTATGGCCCGCCTATTAACATCCAGAGGGTTACCTGCCTCAGAGCTGATCGTTGCACCTGATGTTGCTGATACAATTATCAATGATGCAACAATTCAGAAGCTTCTTGACATAAAGAATTTCAATGCCGGAAGCATCGATCCAACTACTCTACCGGCTGGAGCCGCTGTGATCGGACGGTTCAACATAAATGGCAGGATGATCGACATCCTCAGCTATGAGGATACGTACGAGGCGGACAACGGAGTGGCAACTCAGTATATCCCTGCAGGTAAAGTAATTTTGACAGCTCCAGCAGCTGGACGAACTCTTTATGGTGCAGTCACTCAGGTCGAGCAGATAGATGGACAGTTCCACACATACTCTGCTAGACGTGTGCCAAAGTATCTGTCCAGCGCTGAGGGTAATACCAGAACATTGACAGTAACATCCTGTCCGTTACTGATCCCGAATAATAAGAGCCCATGGATCTCTGCGACGGTTCGGTCTTAACTGAATAAGAAAGGAGCATCGAGATGATCAAGATCATTCAAGGAACATACGGCCACCGCGTTGGCACCAGGATCTTGCCTAAAACCAAAGCCGATGGATCGTTTGAGACTACAGCCGAAAAAGAGCAACGCCTCGTTGAACGGGGCGTTGCTGTCTATGTAGGAATACAACAGGAACCTCCCGATATGACAAAAGATCAAGAGCCTTCGAAGGATCCTGCCGATATCGACACAAGCTCAGGCAGTGGCGACCTCGACGGACTACCTGAGTACAATGGAGATATGAAACTCGACGAGCTGAAGGAAATCGCCAAAGCCTACGGAGTAGACGCTTCAAATGCTCGCAAGAAGGTCGATATCATTGAAATGATTGAAGTGACCAAGGGTACATTCGATGATCAGAATCCGGGCGAGGAAGGTCCTCCTGTGCTTGACGCCGCGTCTCTGGTAGTTGAGTAATGGCCAGTACATTTAAAGATCAAATAGCGAGTGACTTAGCAGTCTTCATGAACCCAGATGAATTCGCAGAAACCCATGAAGTAGATGGTCAACAAATCAATTGCGTATATGTTAACGACGTTTACCAGCAAAAGGGTCAAAAGGTACAGGACGGTGTTTATGAGAACGTTGCGGTGTTATACGTAAAGGTTTCCGAGCTGCAAGACCGACCAGTTCCAGAACAACACATGCGAATTGATGGAGATCTTCACCTTGTGCTAAAATGCGGGGAGAATATGGGAATATTGGAAATCACCTTGGAGGCGAACGAAACGTGATTCTCATCGACGTTTTCAGTGTGAGAAGAATCCAGGCCAGAATGGGTCAGCATCATAAAAAAGCTCCCGCAGTCATAGCTCGTGCTTTGAATAGAGCTGTGGAAAACGCCAGAACTAATGTTGTGAGTAAGACAAGGGAAGATTATTATGTTAAGGCCTCTGAGGTAAGGAGTACAATTCGCATTGAAAAGGCAAGTTCGAGTAGACTAATGGCGAAAGTTAACGCCCGAGATACTAGGAGGGAACTAATCGGCTTTAAGGTACGTCCAGGAAAACCAAATTCTAAAAAACCACCCGCAGTTATTAGGGTGGCGGTCAAAAAGAATGGATTCAAGGAGTTGCCGGGCGCATTTCTGGCTGCAGGAACATCATCGGGAAAGGTGCATGTGCTGAAACGGGCAAGAAAAGCGCGCTACCCGTTGCTCATAAAGTATGGACCCTCAATTCCTGAGATGATTGGGCAGCCTAAAATAAGAATTTATGTGGAAAATGAGGCTAAAGTAACGTTTGAAAAACGCCTTGACCATGAAATCAATCGTTTACTGGGGGCGAATACATGACGCCAATAGTTTTAGTCGATAAACTAGTAGAATTTATTAAGACAGTAATAGCAGACTTTAAGCTCGATTCGAACGTCGAGGGAGTAAAAAAGTCTCCCCAGGTTATCAGCGGATACCTGAAAGAGAAAAAACCTAAAGAAAAGCAGGTAATACCAGATTTCCCTTACGTCATTATCCGATATCTGGAGGATACTGACACAGAAAATGATGGTAATTCTGCAAAAGTCAAGATCTTCGCCGGAACCTACAGTGAGGACGAACAAGACGGCTGGCGTGATGCCATGAACGTTATTACCAGAATCAAGAAGGCCCTGATGAAGCAACGCTTCTTTGGGGCCTTTAAGGTTGAATATCCTGTAAAAACCGAGCTTCCGGAAGAACAATTATACCCAGAATGGTTGGCAATATTGCATTTAACAGTAACAATACCTCACATAGTTGAGGAAGGAGGGTACCTAAAAGATGTCCTTGATTAAACACGCACGTAAGAAAAACGACCAAGGATCCGTAAAACGGACGCAACTGATTTATTGCGGACCAAATTTGCAGGGAGGAATCCTAACCCAATACACAGTATTTAGGGGCGATAGTCTTCCAAAGCATTTGGATCAGCACATTGCCGATTGTCCATCGATCCGCCGGTTGTTTGTACCACCCGACCTACTCAACAAGACGAATCGGGCGGTAAATACTACTGGTACACCCCAAAATTTGTGGTTTAAAGAGATCCAAGTATATGCGCAGGGAGGTGCTAAATAATGACCTATAAACATGGTGTTTTTATCTCCGAAGTACCGACATCAGTTATACCTCCCGCCAAAGTGGCTGCAGGCTTACCAGTGGTGTTTGGTACGGCTCCGATCAACTTGGCTACTAGCTTGGACTATGTAAACAAGCCATTGTTGGCCTACAGCTATGCTGAGGCTGTTGCAGGGCTTGGATATTCTGACGATTGGGAAAGCTATACGCTTTGTGAGTTCATCAAATCACACTTCGCACTCTTCAATGTCGCACCGGTTGTGTTCATCAATGTACTTGATCCAGCGACTCACAAAGCGGCTGTTGCTGCTGCTGACATTAACATCGTCGAAGGAGTAGTAACGATTACACAAGACGGTGTTTTGTTGAGTACCCTCGTGGTCAAGTTGACATTAGAAGGGGCTCCACTGGTAAAGGGTACTGATTACACAGCAGCCTTTGACGATGCCGGGCAGGTTATCGTTACCCCGATCGATGGAGGAGGAATCGTGGAAGGAACAACCAAGTTAAACGTAGCTTATTCTCATCTTGACCCGTCTCTGGTTGACAGCGATGACATTATAGGGGGTATTGATGCAACTACCGGGGCGTATACCGGTCTTGAGCTTGTCAATAAGGTTTTCCCTTTGTTTCGACTAGTACCGGGTCAGATCCTAGCGCCAGGGTGGTCACATGATCCAACGGTGGCAGCGGTCATGAAGGCAAAATCAAGCAGTATTAATACGTTGTTTAAGGCGATTTCGATTGTAGATGTGGATGATACTTCCACCGGTGCTGACCTTTATAGTGAGGTCGCAGCATGGAAGAATACCAATAACTATACGGACCCCTTGCAAATTGTTTGCTGGCCTCGGGTAGCACTTGGAAGTGAAGTTTATCACCTCTCTACTCAAATGGCAGGCATAATTTGCAAAACTGATGCGGCTAATGACGATCTACCGTATGTGAGTCCGTCAAACAAAAGTCTGCAAGCAAACGCAGCGGTAATAGATGGCGGTGCTGAGGTTTCATTGGGTCCTGATCAAGCGGCTTACCTTAATGGCGAAGGCATCGTGACGGCCTTGAACTTTGTCGGTGGTTGGAAACTCTGGGGGAACAGGACCGGAGCCTATCCAGGTAATACCGACATTAAGGATAGTTTTATTCCTGTTCGCAGGATGTTCAACTGGGTTGGTAATACGATTATCTTGACGTTCTGGCAGAAGGTTGATGACCCCACGAATAATCGACTCATTGATACGGTGGTGGATAGCCTGAACATTTGGCTAAACGGATTAACCGCCAGGGGAGCTTTGCTTGGTGGTCGAGTGGAATTCCTGCAAGAAGAGAATCCTGTCACTAACCTACTCAATGGCATTGTTAAATTCCACGTACACCTCACGCCGCCGGTACCGGCTGAGGACATGGAATTTGTCCTCGAATTCGACGTTAACTATTTTAGCGCGCTGTTTGCTGCGTAAGAGGGGGTGAAATAATTGAGTATTAACACATTACCTGAGCGATTAACCGGTTTCCGTGCTTATCTGGATGGTTCCATTGATATGAAAGGCACTGTTGATATTGAGTTGCCGAAATTCGAAAATATGAAAGAGACTGTCAAGGGTGCCGGGATGGCTGGCGAATATGATAGTCCTACGTTAGGACATTTCGGGGCAATGCAAGTTGGAATAACGTGGCGAACTATTGAAAAAAATGTTGTATCATTAATGAGGCAACAGGCACAACGGTTAGACCTTCGCGGTGGTTTTCAGGATTATGACTCTGGTACAGGAGGATATGTTATTCGCCCTGTAAAAATAGTGGTTCAAGGAATCCCTGTTTCAACAGAGCTTGGGAAATTCGAAGTAGGCGCAACATCGGGGTCGAAAAGCACGCTCGAAGTGCTGTATATCAAGATTAGCATCGCTGGCAATGTAGTTGTTGAGTTAGACAAACTCAATTATATCTGCATAATCGATGGTGTAGACTACCTCAAAGATATCAGGAAGGCACTTGGACTATAAAATACTAAACAAACTCGTTGTAATATGTGCAACGGGTTTGTTTATTGTGAAAGGTTGTTATATATGGAAATTAAATTATTAAAACCAACCACGTATGATGACGTGGAATACAAAAAGTTAGTCCTCGATCTTGAAGAACTATCAGGGCAAGACCTAATTAATGCGACAAAAGAAGCAAAGGCTCTCGGTGATAAATCTGCAGTGGCCGAGTTCTCGAAAACCTATCAAGCTGTGGTAGCAGCTAAGGCAGCAAAGGTCCCCGTGGACTTAATTTTGTTACTCAAAGCAAAGGATTTCACACAGGTAACCTTGCATACTCAAAATTTTTTACTCGATGGGGGATCGGCGGAGACTTCGACGACACCCTCCGTAACGCTGCAATAAGATTGGCTACTGAAACATATACACCCGTAACTTATTGGCTATCATTAACGCTTGAGGAACTAAACGCTTGGTCCAATTCCGTCGAGCGCATTTGCAAGAGGTGATATTATGGCCGGAAAAATGTTCGAGATAGCCTTTCAGCTAGCAGGTAAAGTAAACTCATCATTTAATTCAACATTTCAGAATGCAAATCAACGACTTGAGCAATTACAAGAGCGCTCAGATAGAATAGGGACTAAAATCGGATTGGCGTTCGGTGGGGCTGCTTTAGCAGCCGGAGCGACCGGGTTAGCTGTTGGAGGATTAGCAGTTAACCTAAGTGACAATCTACAAAAGTCTCTTAATGGAGTACAATCTGCGACGGGTGTAGCTGATGAAATGATGGGCAGCATGAAAGACACTATGCTTGCGATTTACAATGACAATTTTGGCGAGAACTTTGCGGATATCGGAGCGGCCATGACCACTGTTAGCCAACAGACAGGGCTTGCCGGGGATGCGCTCAAGAAAGTCACCGAAGATGGTCTAGCACTAAATGACACGTTCGGCCTAGAGGTTGCAGACAGTGTTAAATCAGCCAATCAACTCATGAAGCAGTTTGGGATGGACGGAGACACAGCATATAACCTTATAGCCCAAGGTGCCCAATGGGGCCTAGATTCTAACGGAGACCTCCTTGACACTCTTAATGAATATAGCGGTACGTTCGCGGCCCAAGGGTTTAGTGCCGAAGAAATGTTCAATATGCTTTCTAATGCCTCTCAATCAGGAATTCGTGACCTGGATCTCGCCGCCGATGCTATCAAGGAGTTCGGTATCCGATCTAAAGATGGAAGTAAAACTTCTGCAGAAGGATTCGAGGCGTTAGGCCTGAACGCTAGCAAAATGACTGCAGCATTTGCAGCAGGTGGGGAAACAGGAAAGGCGGCTTTCGATAAAACAACCAAGGCACTTTTTGAAATGAAGGATCCAGTAGCTCAGAATGCCGCTGGAGTTGCTCTGTTTGGTACCCAGTGGGAAGATCTTGGTGTAAAGGGTGTCAAGGCCCTAATGAATACCGAAGGCGAAATAAGCAAGTCTGTGGATGCTCTCGGGAAAATAAACTCCGTAAAATACAACACTTTTGGTGAAGCCGCGCAAGGCATAAAACGAAACCTTGAAACAGGCATACTTCTTCCATTAGGTGAGCAGATAATGCCCAAAATGAATGAATTCTCAGGATGGATTAACACCAATATGCCAGCAATAAAAAATGAGATTAGTTATGCTATGAATGTAGTTACGGATAATGCACCCTTAGTAGTAGCGGCAGTTGGGACAATCGCAGCGGTTTATGTGACTTATGAGGCGACTCTATTGGCATCCAAAGTGGCTACAACAGCAGTAACGATTGCCCAAAATATCCACACAGGAGCAATGACTGCTCATAATATCATAGTAGGAATTGCAACGGCAGCACAGTGGGGACATCTGGTAGCAATGGAAAGCGGTTCGGTTGGACTAGGAGTAATTGCGGCAGCTCAGTGGGCTTTCAATGCAGCACTGACCGCAAACCCAATTGGAGTAGTTATTATAGCCCTGGCAGTTCTTGGAGCTGGTATATATGCGCTTGTGAAAAATTGGGATTCAGTTACAGGAGCAATCGAAAAAGCATGGAAATGGCTAACGAAGTGGAATGGTACCGATGCTGAAGATAAAGAAGTCTCAGCCAATAGAGATTCTTACAACGCCTTAAAGAGCAATGACGCTGTAGGTGAAAACGCTGGCGGGACTGATGACTGGCGTGGGGGCCTGACGTGGGTCGGCGAAGAAGGCCCAGAGATTATCAATGCACCAGGGGGAAGTCAGATAATACCTAACAACAGTGCTATTTCTTTATTAGGTGCAAAAAAAAGGGCACTTAATGATTCTAGTGGGAACAATGCTGCCAAAAATGAATTCACCTTTCACTTTCATATTAGTGGGGGAAACAAGGAAGAAATTGCACCTCTCTTGGAAAAAGCAAAATCTGAATTTGAAGGAATTGTTGATCGCGTAATGAACCGGCGAGATCAGGAAAAGAGGCGCGTAGCGTATGGCTAATACCTACACTACTGAACAAGGCGATATGTGGGATGGTATATCGTTCAAGGTGTACCAAAGTGAATACTACATGACCGACCTAATCGAGGCTAACCCACAATATCGAGAGACGGTTATTTTCCCTGCTAATGTAGTTTTGGTAATCCCCGAAGTGTCGCCTCCAGTGCCACGAAACTTGCCACCATGGAAGCGGGTGAATAGCTAATGGAACTAGGTAGAAGAGCGTACCTTGAAGTTACCTATAACGGCGCAAATATCACGCCTGACCTCAAGCCGCATCTTAAAGGATGGTCATATACCGATAACATGAGTGGACAAGCCGATGATCTCCAGATTACACTCGAGGATCAGGAACATCTGTGGATCAGCGACTGGTTTCCGGATAAGGGCACAACATTGTCAGCGACAGCGGTACGGGAGAATTGGGATGCAAATGGACAAAGAGACTCGCTTAATCTCGGAGTTTTCGAGATCGACGAGATAGAAACGGATGATTTCGCCGTAACAATCAAGGCGCTCTCTATCCCTGAGGGATCCGGCTCTATGCGCGGAGAAGAAAAAAATAAAGCATGGGAAAATATCACTCTTTCGGGAGTTGCCGGAGATGTAGCGGGTAGTAATGGCATGAGCATCTTCTTTGATTCTGACTATGATCCGTTTTTCGACAGATTAGAGCAAACCGAGCAAACTGACCTGGTGTTCTTGCAGAAACAATGTGATGACGCAGGGTTATCTCTTAAGATCGGCGAAGGAAAAATCCTTATTTTTGACGATGCGAAATATGAGGAAGAGGAAGCAATAGCGACTATTAATAGGAGCGAATTTCCACGCATATCCTTCCAAGCGAAGACGACCTTGAATGGGATTTATTCGGCTTGCACGGTTGAATACACAGATGCCAGTCAAAATGAGACGATTAAGTACACATTCTCCGCACCTAACGCCCCAGCAACAGGTAAGATACTGCGTGTCAATCAGCGCGTTACTTCAGTTGCTGAAGCTGAGTCGTTGGCCAAACGTAGTCTCCGGAAGGAAAACATAAAGGAAACGGACATCAGTTTGACTCTACCCGGTGATACCCGATTTTTAGCTGCACTAACTGTAATGATTGTCGGTTGGGGTGTTTTCGATGGAAAATACATCATCACACAAGCAGCCCATAGTCAGCAGGGCAAGTACGATGTAAAACTACAACTACGTAGATGTCTGGAGGGGTATTAATGGATTCTATTTTGAAGAATCTTATCCGTATTGGTAGGGTAACAAAATACCATCCAGATCCGAAAAAGCATCTAGTTAGAGTACTTTTTGAGGATAAAACAGCCACGGAATCATTTTGGTTACCAATAATAGTAATGAATACACTGCAAAATAAAGACTACTGGATGCCCGATAAAGGCGAACTGGTAGTCTGTTTATTTTTACCGAGCGGGAATGCTCAAGGGTTTATTCTAGGATCCATTTACCAAGAAAAAGATGCGTCACCCGTTAGTACCGATGCACGGAGAAACGTTCGTTATGTTGAATTTGGAGATGGAACGTTTATTGAGTACAACCGCGAAACTCATACGCTTACAATAGATGCCTCGGGACCGATCAACATAGTTGCTTTAGGTAATGTGAATGTAACCGGAGATGTAATAGCGGATGGCATCAGCCTCAAAAGTCATACCCACACTGCACCCGATGGTGTTACAAGTCCGCCGAATGGAGGTAGTTGAGAATGGGGGTAGTTGGTAGTCTTGGAGGTATTGTTTTTGAAGTGTCCATGGATAGAGTGCGCACCTTCGACAGTTTTAAGCGTGGCGGATCCGGACGCTGGGAGACACACGATATTATCGGTAAAAAACCGCTATCTGAGTTTGCCGGACCTGGACAGGAACAGATCAGTTTTTCTATTCGCCTTGATGCATTCAGTGGGCTGAACCCGCAAGAGGAATTACAAGCCTTGCGGGATATGCGTGACACAGGAGAGGCATCAGTATTAGTTATCGGAGGGGAACCAATGACTGATAATCTATGGTACTTAGAGGCACTGAATGAGGAGCATAAAACCTTCACTGGCGATGGCAAGCTACTGACAGCGGTGGTTGATCTGACATTGAAGGAATATGTACGGGAGGCTGGTTAAGTGAACGAAGTAGATGTCACTACCGAATTCAATTCCATTGACTTCGGGGCTTCTGGAGCAAAGGAGATTTTACAGAATGTCCGAATGATCTTGGATACTCCAGAGTTTTCCGCACCGATGAACAGGGGATTTGCTTGGAATCCGCTTGTGGATGCGCCAGTAAATATTGCACAGGCGAAAATTACGGCTCGCTTAGTGGTAGCCATACGTAAATATGAGCCCAGGGCAAAAGTAACTAAAGTTAGCTTCCATGGCGATCAAAACGGGCTACTAAAACCCGTAGTGAGGGTGATGATTAATGACAGCACGCTTTAATCTCCCAGATGTGAATTTTGCTGAGAAATCAGCGGCACAGATAGAGGCAGACATATTAAGTAGGTACGCTTTAGCAACTGGCCAACAACTTGCTGCCGCTGATCCCCGTCGCTTATTCATACAGAGTATTGTGCCAATTATTGCACAGCAGCGGGTACTCATTGATTTTTCCGCAAAGCAAAACTTACTCGGCTATTCTGCGGGGGATTTTCTAAACCATCTCGGAGCCTTTAGCGACACCGAACGGTTGAATCCAGATGCTGCCGTAACGACCATGCGCTTAACATTGACAGAGGCATTATCCCAAGCGAAGGCAGTGGAAGCTGGCATTCTGGCAACCACTGGCGATAATGTATTCTTTGCATTACCCGCGTTCACTGTCCCCCTAGGTCAAAGTACAGCGGATATTGAGGCAACATGCACAGTGACTGGTCCAATCGGTAACGGATACCTCGTAGGTCAAATCAATAAGCTAGTAAAGCCACTAGCTTGGGTGGCATCAATCGAAAATATCACTGAATCCGCTGGTGGAGCTGACATTGAGTCAGATGATCCTTATGCAGAGCGGATCCGCGAGGCACCAGAAAGCTTTTCGGTAGCTGGACCAGGTGGAGCGTATCAATACTGGGCCAAGACGGCCAGCCAAACGATTATTGATGTATTAGTTTGGAGTCCTTCGGAGGGAGTAGTGGAGATCAGACCACTGTTAGTTGGTGGAGAAATACCAGGGACGGAAATACTTGACGCAGTGTTTGCGGTTTGCAGTGATAAGAAAGTAAGACCGCTTACGGACAATGTGCAAGTATTGGCGCCAGAGCTAGTTACCTATGACATAGCACTGACTTACTGGATAAATACTGCAGATTCCAGTATTAGCACAAGCATACAAACCAAAGTAACGCAGGCCGTGGAGGATTACAAGCTTTGGCAGAATTCTAAACTGGGTCGAGCCATCGATCCTTCGGAACTGATTACTAGGGTAAAGAATGCCGGGGCCAAGAGGGCGGCGGCAACTCTCCCGGTATACCAGTCAGTGGAATCATACCAAGTAGCGAGTGATAACATGGAGACTGTTACCTACGGAGGGTTAGAAGATGACTAATATCTACTCAGTTAGTCTCGCAGGTATCCTGCCAGAAAGCTTGAAAAGCGACCCTCAAGTCAAAGCATTAGCTGATGCCATAACTCCTGAGTTACAGGCCGTTTCGACAGATATAGCCCAGTGTGTTCTCCTGTCTAGGATAGACGAATTGCCCGAAGAGGTAATTGATCTTTTAGCTTGGCAAATGCACATTGATTGGTACGATGCTACGCTAACAGTTGAGAAAAAGCGTAACCTCATAAAGACGTCGACTCTAATTCACAAAACTAGGGGGACGCCTTATGCAGTGGAGCAGGCATTAAGCACTATTTTTGATGATTCCTGGGTCTCTGAGTGGTTCAACTATGGCGGGGATCCATACATGTTTAAGGTAGTTACTACTGATAGGGTAATCAGTCAAATAAGCATTGACAATCTAAAGAAGGCAATTAATTCCGTTAAGAATACCAGGTCCTGGCTAGAGTCATTCACCATCCAGCGTGACAATCAGAACGAAGTGTATTCTGGCGGGTTTCTACACATTGGAAAAACAATAACCCTTACTACTGAGGGGGTCTAAAAAATATGGCTCAATATAACAAAATGGTACTAACTCAAGATGGGCTTAGTTTATTGGCTAAAGGTCAAACTGGTGTCGCAATAGTGTATACTCGGGCGGCCATCGGCGACGGGTACCTCCCGGACGGGACCGCTCTTAATACCCTAACCGCTTTAGTAAACGAAACCATGTCGCTGGCTATATCCAGTATTTCAGCCTCTGATCCTGGTCTAGTTACTGCCAGAACGTCCTTGTCAAATCAAGGTTTATTGGTTGGGACATATGTTCGCGAAGTTGGACTTTTTGCGACAGACCCAGATATAGGAGAGATACTATACTGTGTAGCTAATGCCGATGACTTGGCTGATTATCTGCCGCCAGAGGGTACCGATGTGGTAGAAGAAGTGCTTAACCTAAATACTATAATTGGTAACGCTGAAAATGTGTCAGCAGTGATCAGCTCATCCCTGGTATATGCCACTGCGCAGGACCTAGAAGACTTACGAAGCGAGACTAATTCTGCCCTAGATACTAAGGAAACGCCTACCGGAGCGCAGACCAAAGCAGACGCCGCAGCGGGAGTAGTTGCGGTTGCTCTTGGTGAACATCAGGCAGATTATGCGCATCACTATAAAAAAGATGCAGGGAGTACAGACGCTTATGTTGTTGCTCTTGATCCTGTTATAACTGCCTATACAGAGGGTATGACGCTAGATATATTCTGCAAGACTGCCAATGCTGGTGCGGCAACGCTTGATGCTGGTGGTGGGGCGAAAGATTTAAGAAAATATTATAACGATGCCTTAGAAACGGGGGATATTGAAGCAGGGGCAATCATCACCGTTAAATGGGATTCCGCAAATGATTGGTGGCAGGTAACTAGTGGAATTAAAGTTACAGTAAATGCTGCATCCGAAACGGTAGCGGGTGTTACAGAGTATGCCACAGTCGCAGAAGTTACAGCGGGAACCAGTACGACAACAGCGGTCACTCCTGCCGGAGCGAAAGTGGAATTAGATAAAAAGGCTCTTGTTGCTGTAGGTAGCTATACAGGGGATGGAACGGCATCTAGGGCGATAACGGTGGGATTTAGATCTAAATTTTTACGTATACAATCGACTGAAACAAGTGGGAGTAATCAGTTCGAGGCAAACGACAATGGTTCTGCATCAGTCTGGGTAAGAGGTACAAGTCCAAATGTTGCTGATAACTTTGGGGGTATGACATCAACAGGTTTTGTTACGGGTTCTAACGTTACTGATGGAATGAACGCTTCTGGTAAAGCCTTTAGATGGGTGGCGAATGGATAATGAGATATATAAAGTTGAAACTGAATAAAGTCGTCGAAGTAGTTGATACCTCTACGGTTCTTGATCCGGAAGAATTTACCCAATCAGATGAAGGTGAATTAGGGCAGATATTAACCGAGGGTGGTTTTATTGATGACCTTGAACAGATAGCTTTAGATGCACAACTAGCATTATTAGAGCCTACACGAGCCGAGATAGATCAAGCAGAATTTGAGCTAAGAACACTAAATCTATTAATGGAGGTTGGATTAATATGACGATTATACAAGGGAAATTGGTTAACTCTTACGCAACACTGGTGATGGCAAATCGTATGACTACCGAGCAAGTGCCTGAAACAAAATTAATCGGTGGAGTTGAGTTACCGATACGCTCTGAGGTAGAAATTGTTATTGCTGAAAGAACAATTGCAGCCTTAGCTTAGTAAACAGTAGACTTATTATGTACATTAACACGCAGTTATGCGCATAAGTATGTGCAAGCAACCCAAGCCCCACAATTTGGTATATAATCACCTTATTGGAGGTGGTTATGTGTGACTCGAAAATCCTTAAACATCACAATCGAACCAGGTATCTACGAGGAATTTTGTGATTATGCGGGCAAGAAGGGAATCAGAGTTTCGCCTTGGGTGAATGCAAAGATGAAAGAGTTTATCGAAGAGGAGAAGGAAGCGGAGGCCGAAAAAGCGGCTGCTAAGAAGAAAAGGTAAGGGCACCCTATGGGGTGTCTTTACTTATGGGAAGGAGGGCTAAAATGT